GGGCTCGAGACTTTCGCCCCGGCCAGTTTCATGTCGATGTACCCAGGGAAATAATCCATAAGCAAGCGCCACTGCTGCGTGACGAAGCGCCGGCGGGTGAACGTTTCGGCGAAGTAACGGCCGGCTATGGCCAGGCTCGTAATCGTATCGTCCTGCGATGTGTCACCCACGTCCATGCGCAAGAAGGTCTTCAGCTCATCGAGACTCACGGGCTCGACGGCCGGCGGGGTGAGGAGCTGAAGACCCATGGCTTATCGACTCAGGCCGCTTTCTTGACGGGCTCCGGTGGAATGAGCGTGAGGATACCCTGCTCTTCCCAAACCTTGGCGATTTCCTCACTGACCATCGCTTCATCGCCTGGTTTGAAAGCCCAGTCCTTACTGAAGCCGGTGCGGATGACGGCTTCATCCTGCCGGCGTGCGGCGTCGACGGCCGCGGCGATCTGGCCTTGTGTATGGCGCGGAATTTTGCCATCGCGTTCCGCGGCGAGGCTCGACGCCAGCCTTGTATACTTGGCTTCAAGTTCTTTGGGCAGCGGATCCCGGCAGCCGGCGATCGATTCGACGAATTTGACTCGTACTTTTTTCATGTTCATTTTTCTCCTGAAATTGAAGTTGAAAGGGGCTTGCGCGTCGCACTCACCTACGACACGCAAGCCTTGACGTGGGTTGCTACGTTGCCGATTGCTGCAAAATAGCAATCGGTTTCGTGCCGGCGTCGATCAGATTCGAATCGAACCGCTGAAACGCCAGGTACCCGACTTGCAAATAATCGGCGTACCGTTCTCGGAGAACGAGCACCGTAGTTCCGCCCGCGACTTCCCGGACCTTGAACGTCCTCATGTCACCGAACAGCATGGTATAGGCGCTCGCCGCCGGAACTGCCATGTCCTGGTTGATCACGTATTCATGCTCCAGGATTTTGGGCTTGCTGCCGGTGAGCACTTGCGCGCCCTGCTGGAAGCTGGCAGTCAGGCCGGGCTGCCAGAGTGGCCGAAGATTGCCGTCGACCAGCTTCTTGAGCAGCTTCAGCATCGTATCGGAGAACATCCAGCGGGAGGCCGGATTCTCGCGATAGGCCGGATCGACCAGATGCTCCAGATCGATCAGATTGGCGTAGGCGATATCGGCCGTGTGACCAGTGAGGAGTTGCAGCAGATTGGCCGAGGTGGTGGCCGCCGTGACGATACCTGTCGGCTCGTTCGTTCCCGTACCAATAGTGCATTTCTGGTTAAACAGCCGGCCGAGGCGCGTCCCCAACAATCGGGCCACCAGCGCATCCATGTCGAAGTAGCTGTCTTCAATGAGAGCCAGAGGAACGAGAATCAGATCGGAAGATCCGATATAGGCGTTGAAGGTCACCTGGTTGAAGTTCAGATCCGTCTCGATGACCTGGACATTCTGGCCGATGATGCGTCCCTTGTTGGTCGTGTCGTTCACCGTTGGCCAGGGAAATGGATTTCCCGTTCCGGTCGTGAATTTCTCCACCGTGCCTTCGATGCCGCCGAACCACTTCTTGGCTTCTTCGAGCTGATCGCTGAAGCCTTGTGGAATCAGATACCCGCCCTGGCTACCCGTCGTGGTGGACATGGCGTTCCGAAATTCCGGCGGAAGGCCGAGGGCGTTGTTATGCCGAACCAGCGCTTCCCGGTCCTGGGGTGAAAGCCGGTTCTCTCCGACGCGCAGATAGTTCGAGAAAGCCAGCGCATGGGGATTCTTCTCATTGTCCCGGCGCCGCTTTTCCGCCGGGCTCAGTTGAAATTCCGCGCGCAGTTGCTCGATCTGCATCTCGTCGACTTTGCCGCCCGAATTGGCCAGGCTGTCGACAATCGAAGTCGTGCGCTCGGCCGCTTCGATTGATTGCTCCGTGCCGTCGTACTCGGCCGCCATGGCTTTCCACTTCGTCAGCTCTTCCGGCGTAAGGCCCCGGTTATTGTCTTTTTCGGCCGCGTTGGTGATGGCGTGCATGTCGACAGACAGCCGCCCGAGTTTTTCACGTAGTGCTTTGGCGTATGCCATAACGTTTTGATTTCCTTTGTTGTGAATTTTGTGCTGCTCGGTGCGTTGCCCGCCGGAACCCTGGCCCCGGTTGCAAAGCTCGCCGTTATCTCATCGGCCTGGTTAGGGCGCAGTTGGTCTGAGATACGGCTTGAAAATTGTTTGAGTGGTGAACCTCGTTACAGTCTGCTGGTCGCATGTTCACAGCTTCGATAGCCCGGCGGACTTCAGCTCAGACGCCGTGCTCCAGCATCCACTGCTCGCACTGAATCCGGTTCAGATTCGATGGCGGGGCAGTCTCCAATTCCGGCTCAATGATCGACCCTGCCAGCTTACCGGCGCGCGCTGCCTTCTCTTCAGCCTTCGCCTGCATCGGGCAATCCACACAATTGGGATCGTCGCACGCGATGTTAGTGCAGGCGGCATCATCGCCATCCTGGCAGGCCTGGCATTCACACTGGCATTCCGGCTCGACGGCGCTCTGCGGTCCCAGCGACGGCGGAACTTTCTTGAATTTCTCCATGACTTTGAAGCTCCGGGCCATCGCTAACGCAGCCTTCTCTTTCTCCGGATCTTCGGCCATGGCGATCGCTGTGCAGAAGCCGTCCTTCAAGCAATCGGCGGCGCTCATCCACGTCTCTTCGTCCATCCGGGCTTTGATGTCCGCCGTTGTTTTGCCGGTGCGCTCGACGTAGGTCAATGCAATGGCTTCGTCGATCTTGCCAAGGATGTCCGCCATCTTCGTCATGTCGTTGGCGTTGCCCATGCACATAGCCCAGGCATTGTGGATCATCATCATGGCGTTCGATGCCATGGTGATGGTGCTACCGCACATGGCGATAATGGAGGCAGCGCTGGCGGCGATTCCGTCCACCGCTACATCGATCGGCTTGCCGGTCGATTTCAGCAAATTGCCGATGGCCACGCCTTCGAACGCATCGCCACCCGGCGAGTTGATGCGCACGAGAATACGGGAGTAAGCGCCCGCTTCGTCGAGCTGAGTTTTGACTGTCTTCGCCGTGAGCCCTTCGCCGGTCCACCAGTCATAGCCGATGTCTTCATAGACCAGCAGTTCGAGCACTCCATCCGGTCGCATCGCGGCCTTGAAAAACGGCTTCGTCATCTTGGGTCGTTTCATGAATTAGACTCCCGATTAACTGGCAGTTATAAGGGATAAACCTCGTTCACGATGTAGCTCCCGTTTCATCCTTCCGATACCCCTGAAGGTTTTGGCAACGGCACCGCAAATATCCTGGCTATTTCGTCGGCCTGGAATTTACGAGTCTCGATAAATTCAATATCTCTCGGCGACATGGAAACCACCTGCCATCCAAAATAAGTAATTGTGCCGCCGCAACGCGTGCGACCGTAGGGAATTTTCCAAGGTGCGATCGGGTTGCGCGACAATCCAGCGAATCCGCCGAATCCGGCAAATCCGGCGAAGAGTCTGCTCCAGAATTCCCTTCTTGATATCTTCATATCAGGATTCCTTTCGCCAAATCGTCAAAAACATCACCAGTCAATTGATCGGCGATCGCTGGCGCGTCGTTCTTGTTCCAATTGCGCGCCGCGATTTCGATCCACGCCAGCGCCCCTTCGATCCATGGCTTCTCGCGCGGCGTCAATTTCGGATTTCCGAACCGCGTCGCCAGCATCGCTTCCGCCATCGAGGCGACGGTAGCGTAGAAGGCCCGGCGCACGAACGTTCGATCCCAGGTCTCTCGATTCGTCACCCGGCCTACGGCATCGCGGAACAGCCGCTTGTAAGCCAGCACGATCTGCTTGCGCGCCGCAGGCTCGCCTTCCTGCCCACTGTCTGTGTCCACAGATTCCGGCTCGACAGGTTCATCCGGCGGCTCGTTCCCAGCGACCAGCGTGCTCAGGTTGATCATGGCTCCCTGGACGGTCAGCACGTCGCCGCCTTCCGCCGCGGAGATCGGATTCTGACGAAGCACGCGCAGGCATTTGTTTGCCGAGTACACGCCGATGTTACGGAGGATCTGGAGACCTGCCGTCTGACTCGCGAAGTCTCCACGCTGCAGGTCGTTGAAATTATGCTCCGCGGTAAAGGGAGACGCCAGCAGCTTGCGGTTGACTTCGTGCTCCAGCCGGATCGCCCAGGGCCGCAGACAATAGCGCACGTAGTCGAGCCCCTGGTGCTCGATGTTATTATTCGTGGACCTTTCGAGCGAGCCCAGCAGGTGCATGGGATAGCGGAACATCCCGGCTATATCGGCGCGCTGAAACTTTCGCGTCTCGAGAAACTGACTGTCAGTTGGATTGATGGAGATCTGTTCCCACTTCATCCCCTCTTCGAGCAGCACGGGAGCGTTGGCATTTTCGCCCGTCGCCATTTCCCGAAGCGACTGTTTCAGGTTCTCTTCGGCTTCTTCTTCGAGTGCTCCGGGATACGAAAGTACACCTGTAGCTCTTGCGCCATTGGCGAAAAACTGTGCACCGAATTTTTCCGCGGCGATACCCAAGCCGAAAGCGTTCTTGGCAAGCTGGATCGGAGAGAGTCCGACTACGCCGTCGTTGCTCAGCCCCATCACGTGCAACACGTTCTCCGGGTCCAGGTAGATCGGCACGCCGGTATCTGTTTGCGTCGTTGCATACTTCAGCTCGCCCTTCAGCTTCACTGGCGACGTCTTGCCCGATTCGAGCGGATACAGCCCGACGACACGCGCCGCCCGGTCCCGTTTGATCCAGGCGTAGCCATTGCCCCATCCGAGCGCTGAGGAGATGATCGCTGCCCGCCCCACGATGCTCGCCATCTGGGGATTCCATTCGTCATGTAGAATCGGCCAGAGCCGGTGAGTCTTCGCCGTTCGCATCGACTCGTCGGGCAGCTCCTGGATCACCTCGAACGCTGTTGACGCAAGATCCTCACTGATTCCCTTGATGCAGGAATACGCGACGGGCAGCCGTAGCGCCTGGCGCTCGTTCACCATCACGCCGGCGTCGGAACGTCCCAGCCCCAGCGACTCGAACAGCGCAGAAGGCGGCATCAGCGGCTGGGCCGGGTCCTCCAGCGTCATGGCGTAGACGCCAAGCTTACGGGTGAGGATTCCCATTGAGCTTTTTCATTAGCCGTTGGCCGGTCCTGAAGCGGTCGCCGCTTCTGTTCTTCCCGCTGAGAATTTACGCTCGACATAGCGCGTACAGGAATCGAGCAACACTTGCACCACTTGCCGCCATCGTTCCCGGTAACCCTCGTCGAGGTCTTCCCAGCGACGCGAGCCGTAATTCACATACCTTTCATAGGCGAGTTTGGCCAGGGCTTCAGGGCTTGGAAATTCAGCCGCGCCATCGGCAGAATCGGCGTGCTCTGCACGGGCAGCCACCAAAAAGGGACGCTTCATTTCTTCTTCTTCGCCCGTTCCATCAGAAAGACAAACCCCAGAGCAAACAGACCAGCGAGAATCAAAGCCGAAGGCCACCAGATCACAATGGCCGCCGCTTCGAGCGACAGAATACCCGCGATCAGTAGCCCATCTTGAAGATCGAAGGACTGAGATTCAGAAGATGTAAGAACGGGAGGCTTCTCTGGGGCGTCCTCCTTGATGACAATCAGGCGCCCCATTGCCGCCAGCTCTCGTTAGCTGAGAGTGACTCCGTTCAAGGGGCCGGTCCACCAGCTCCCGGCGCGGCTGATCAGCTCGACAGAAGAGCCCGCCGTGCCGTTGAACGTGATGATGGATTTCGTGCCGCCATTCAGCCCCGCGGTCGGAGGCGAGCCGACGATAGGAACCGTGATGGTGTGCGCATGACCGCCTTCGTCGACCAGCGTCATCTGGATCCCGTCCGGATCCGGATTGGCGAGAGTCAGGGCAGCGACGCCCGCTTTCGTGATGTGGTACAAGCCTGGCGCGGCGCTGATGGCCCCGCTGGCGCTTAGAACTGTCTGAGGTTTCCCGGGGACGTTAGACATTTGCGTTTTTTCTCCTTATCGAGTTTTCTTTTTAGCCGTTGGCCGATACTGAATCGCCCGCCGCTTCTGCTCTTCCCGCTGCGGATTTTTCGAATTACCTCGTCGGTAATGGAACTTCCGAAGGATGGAGGATATTGGCCGTTTCCTGAACCACCTGAACGCCTTCCGGCCGGCGAGTCTGCCACGTGAAAACCTCTCCGTCTTTACGCATTCGCAGCTTAAAGCGACGGAAGGATTCCAGAAGGCGGATCTCTTCATCGGTGAGTGTCAGCGCTTCGCCCGATTGTCGCATCCGTTCGATCTCCTGATGGATGCGGGCTCGAGCTTCGTGCTTTTTAATTACGTCTAATTCCGAAGAAAGGGACGCTCTATTTTCAAGCTCTTCGTACTTTTCCATTTGCATCGTTTTTCTCCTCAGCTTAAAACCACCGCGCTATCGAAAGAATCGGCGAGCAATACACTGGCAGCCAACATAAAAAAGCAATCTATTCGCCACGCGCCGTTCTTATCGAGTGGCAAACCTTACAGAGGGCCATACAGTTCGATGCGACTAACCGTAGCTCTGGAAACTCCGCAACTTTTTTGATGTGGTGGACTTCGTGCGACCCATAGCCGCAGTCGTGGCACAACGGATGCCGCCGCAAGAACCAGGCGCGGAAGCGCCGCCACACCGCATCATATCCGCGGTCCGCCGTCTTGCCTCGCCGCTCGTCGACTTCACCGGCGTGATCCTCACAGCGACCATTGCGTACTGCGTACTCGCCGCAACCGGGATGAACACAAGGCCGTACGGGAGCATCAGGCACGCCATTCCGTGATAAACCTCGGTCGTGCTGTCTGCGCTAAACTGATGCTATGAGCGAGCCCCGCGAATGGAGTCAAGCGGAATTGCGCGCGTACCTCATGGAGCACGGCTGGCAAGAATCTGATTTCACGCCGGGGGAGATCATTCCGCAAGGGGTCAAGTACATCGACTTCGCGGCGCCGCTCACACCCCAGGACATTGCACGCGGGCAGGAACTTGCAGCGCGATTCGGTTGGAATGATCCCAGCACCCGCAATAGCACCGAGCCGACATAGACCGTGGTTAACCAAAAACAAAAGCCTCATGCACGCATCGCTTCAGTAAAACCAGGCAGTTTGAGTAACCCGCGTGTGGAATAGATCGATCTCTTAGCAGGGGCCACCGACAATCGCGAGATCACCATGATAGTCGCGACC